TGTCACAACACTAAGCGCCCAATCAAGCCATTGATTTGCGGTCATGTCGTAATAGCCAATAGGCCCAACAGAACATAAATCTTCACCAACACGAATCGCCGCATTGCGCCACGTTACAGGCTCTTGCTCTATGCGCTGTGGTGGTGTGCAAGTGTGAATGTATTTTGTGCGTTTGCCGCATCGTGGGCAAAAGTTACGTTCTTGGTTTTCCAACTCTGCAATGGCTTTGGCGGCTACCAGTTTGGCAAAGGCTTCAAGACGCAATTTAAAATCAAAACTCCAGTCACTTTCAATCCCTGCTTGGTTAGCCATCTCATAGATTTCATTTTGTGTCATGTCACCACCTCATACGAATCAAAAGTAAGTAAACATGACCCCCAAGAGTCAATCACATCTGCTACCAGCGAAACACTGTGGTCATAAATGGCTGGCCCCCAACCACGCTTATTTATGGAAATTGCCGTGACCTTTGCAAGCTGTTCAACATTATCGCCCCTAGTGATGCGAACAACGTCACCAACCTTTACACCTTTGTCGTGCTGGATTGGTATGGATTCGCACTTAGCTGCGTCTTCTTTGTCTCTGTATATACAACCACAGATTTCACATTCGTATTCAATAATTTCTCTCATTTTTCACCTTTCTTATATTTACCAGACCAATCAAAGCCAGCCCGTCTAGCCATCTCAATGATTTCATCTTGTGTCATTTCTTAAGACTCCGAATATAAATAGCCATGCTTGACAGCGTATCTTTGCCAAACGCCTTAATGAATTCATGTTCAACCCTAAACGCAGCCATTTCTAGCGCAGCATTCCAGCCAGAATCGTACAAGTCACCAAGTGTTTTTTGAAATTCTGGCGTAGTGGATTTATCAGGTTCGGTCATATTAATTCCCTTTGCATCGGTGTGATTTTCCATTCGCGTTCCATGCGTCCTGATTTTGATTTAACCACTTTACCTGTCAAGCAGATTTCGCCATCGCGTTCCAGTTCATGCAAGCGTCTGGCGACTTGCATGGATTCCAGACCCGTCTGGGCAGCAATGCCATCTTTACCCAGTGCGCCATATTTTTCTAAGCAATCCACAATCAAACGAGCATGGCGGCTGGCAAGGTCTTTTGCAGACCCTGCCGCCTGCCAACTGGTCAAAGGGTCGGTGTTTCTGACTCTTGGATGCAGCATGGTTACTCCTTAAAACGGTATGTCGCTGGGCATATCGTCAAAGCTGGATTTGCGTGGCTTTTCTGCTCGATCTTCCAATTCATAGCAGTTTGCCCAACCCGTCCAGCCACCATCCACCAATGGGATTGTGTCCAGCTTGATCTTTAAGTTTTCACCATCTTCAAACAAACTGCCAATGGTCTGGTAGCGTTTCTTTTCCTGACCGTCTTTGTTTGTGTAAGTGCCAGTGATGACAACAATGTTTTTAATCTTTTTCATTTCAGTCCTTTAGTTTGTTAAGTTGATTAATTTTGTATTCAACATCAAATAAGAAATTCAAAACTTCTTTTTCAAGGTTGGCTACATAGAGTGGGTCAAATTCAACCCGTTTGATGAACAATTGCAAACCCTCTGCCATGCGTGGGTCAAAACTTACAAAGTCGCACCATTGGCGCTGAGTACAAGCCATTTGCCATTGCATTTGTGTGTTGTATTTTTCTGGCACTTTTTGATCCAGCAATGTGCTGATATGCGTGGCAGTGTTAGGGCATTTGATTTCTACCAATCCAAACAACCCCACAAGCCCGTCAGGGGACGCACCAGCTTCTGAAATGTTGGGGTGCAATACAAACCCCACTTCTTCCACTAAAACGTCTTTAATCAACTCATAAGCGGCACGGGCAAAGGGTTCTTGGTCAGTACCCCATTGCATGGCGCTGTTTGAATAAGATTCTGCGGGTTTGCCTGTCATGCGTTCACACACAATCTGGGCTAGGTAGTTTTCCCTGCTGGTGCTGTAACCTGTTTTGGTCTTGGCAATAATGTCTGCTACGCGGCTGGCGGTGACTTTGCCGCATCGAGCAGCAAACCAATCTTCTGAACGCTGTTCCATTATTTAACCTCCAACTGTGTTTTCTTTTCATCTTTACGCGCAATGACTTTCTTTTGCCAAGCTGGGTCGCCGTTGGCTGCGGCATAAGCGGCTTTGTAGGTTTTCTGAAGTTCTTCCAGCGTGGTGGTTTCATCCATTGCCGCCATCAGGTCAGCTACTTGGCTTTCGTTGACGTTTGATTTAATTTCAGTTTTGCGGCTGGCGCTGTTACCGTCATCATCTTCTGGTGCAATACCGCAAGCAGCCATCAGGGAATAGCGTCTAGCATAGGTCAGTGCTGATCCGTAGCCCTGTGGGTCTTGTTTGCTGGCAGGCACATGGAGAATGCCGCATTCCAGCATTTCGCCACTTTCATGCACAAACATGGTTTCCACCATCACGCCTGTGGCGCAGTCATAGCATTTCTGAATCAATGCTATGCCATTGTCGTTTAAGCCTGTAATAACAGCTTCCACGCAGGCAGACAGGTCAGCATAGCGCGACTTGAAATGCGGGTTTGTAGATGACTTTAAAGCAGGCCCAAATGCCTTTTGTGCTTTGACCAATGCGGTTGCAATCTGTTTCATGGTTTCTCCTTAGTATGTGTAACGTGGGCCACAAGTAACTTCAACAACGGTTTCCACCGTGTAGCCATTGATCTTGCGTTTGGCGTAGATAGGGATAGCGCGAAGCCCTGACGACTCGCATTGCTTAACCCCGTCAATTACTTCATTCCTGCCCATTGGCTGGATTTGTTTATCCATGATCAATTCCTGCGTGGTGTTTTGCGGAACTGGTTCTGGGCGCATTGTGTAAACAGGTGCTGGCTGCTGGCTGGCGCATCCAACCATTGCCAAAAGTAAAAGTGCATATTTCATTTTGATCCTCAAAAAATGTTGTTGGCTAAACCGTTGATCACAAACCCGACACGTTTGATGTTGGGTGACTCATAACCAGCGCGTTCCTTAACGCACCGATAAATGTAGTTGAATGATTCTTTTGGAATGTCATAAGTAATATCCAGATCACCGCAGGAAATGAACACATCAAAATGACCGTCCATTTCCCAATCATCGCCGTCATACCAAGTCCAATCGACTTTGACTTCACCGTACTGGTCAAGATATTCAACAAAAGTGCCTTGTTCGCCATCATTCAGCATGATGCTCTCCAAACAAAAAGGTCAAGGGCAACCACCACAATGGCGGCAACGGAGACAACATATAGGGCGACTTGCGCCCAATCGGTTGGTTTTTTATAGGTTTCAATGTCAAACATGGTTGTTCCTTTGTAGGGGCTTGCGCCCCGTTAAGTTAAGCGTAAGACAAGCCTTGGAACTCAAAAGAATCCGCAAACTCTGGCGCAGCAGATTTGCGAATTTCAAGAGACACACAGCCAAGACCAAAGCGTTCTGCTAAGTACTGTTTAGCGTCTGGGGTGTTGGCAACCACAAGAATAGTGGTGGCATTGAAATCAGTGGGAGAGAAAGTGAAATCGGTCATGTGACCTCCTAAAAGACCCTATGCGTTGTGCTGGGGAATGAATGTATTGTTAAGCAAACTTAACCACAGGTCAAGCACTTTTTTCAATTATTTTCTAGGGACAAACCCTAATGTTGTTATTTTGTTAATCTGGCTTTACAATTCACCCATGACAAAACAACAATTAATTCAGTTGGCAGGCTCACAGGCTGAGCTTGCAAGGATTCTTGGCATTAAACGTCCAGCGGTTTGCCAATGGAAAACTGTGCCTGAGTTGAGATTGCGCCAGTTAAAAGATTTGCGTCCACAATGGTTTACACAGGAGAAAACATGAAAAAAGCACTTTTGGCAGTTTGGTTTGCAGCATCCACCACAATGGTTTGGGCATCTTGCACTTACAGCACATACAGTTCTGGTGGTCGCATGATTACTTGCACCACTTGCTGCTACGGTAATTCTTGCAACACAAATTGTTATTGATGTAACATTGTTTGAAACACGGCTAGGCAAGGATTGATCCCCTTGCCGAAAAGAGTACCCACCCCTCCTGCCGAGGTTTCTTTTTAGGGTGGAATTTTAAGGTGTGGGAAATGCATTATTACCAATTCAATATTGGCGACTACCGAGCCGCCACTGCACATTTATCCAATGAAGAAGATTTGGCATATCGCCGACTTTTGGATATGTATTACGACACTGAACAAAAAATCCCACTGGATACCCAATGGGTTGCCAGACGCATCCGAATGGAAGCAGTTGTTATTAGGGATGTTCTAAACGATATGTTTGTAAAGCAGGAAGATGGCTGGTTTCATCAAAGATGCGCCGATGTTATTGAGCAATATCATGCTATGGCTGAGAAAAATAGGGCAAATGGTCGGCTTGGTGGTCGCAAAAAGAACCCAGTGGCTTCCGACTCGCAACCCATCGCTAAGGCAACTATAAACGATAAACCAATAACGATAAACCATAAACCAATAAAAGAGAAAGCCACTGTCGTGGCTACGCCTGACGGCGTTTCACAATCTGTTTGGGACGACTTCAAAACCTTGCGTAAAGCCAAGAAAGCCCCAATCACCCAACGCGCCCTAGATGGACTGATTGCGGAAGCAAATAAAGCTGGCTGGACATTGGAACAAGCATTGACTGAATGTTGTGTGCGCGGATGGCAGGCATTTAAGGCTGAATGGGTTGCTGACAAACCCAAGCTGGTCAACAGGTTTGATGTTGCCACCACCACAGTGCCATCACGGGCTGAACGTGACCCAGCATTGGTTAAGCTAGACGAGGACAGCAAAAAGGTTGTGCCGCCAAGTGCTGAAGTGTTGGCAAGGTTTAAATTGTTGAAAGGTCAAAAATGAAATATCTCAGTGTCTGTTCTGGCATTGAAGCCGCAACAGTTGCATGGCATCCGCTTGGTTGGGAAGCTGTGGCATATTCTGAAATTGAAAAATTTCCATCTGAGGTGCTTGCACATCATTACCCAAACACGCCAAATGTTGGCGACATGACAAAATTTAAGGAGTGGAATCTTGGAACAAATGTCGATCTTCTTGTTGGAGGAACTCCCTGCCAATCATTCTCAGTCGCAGGACTCAGAAAGGGATTGGATGACCCACGTGGCAACCTCATGCTTACCTATCTTGCCATTGCTCGCGAACATAGGCCCAGATGGTTGGTCTGGGAGAACGTCCCCGGCGTGTTATCCAGTAACGGAGGACTCGACTTTGCCTCATTACTTCGAGGGATGGGCGAACTCGGGTATGGGTTTGCCTACCGAGTTCTTGACGCTCAATACTTTGGAGTGGCACAGCGCCGCCGCCGTGTGTTCGTTGTCGGATACCTTGGAGATTGGCGACCTGCCGCAGCGGTTCTTTTTGAGCGCCACAGCTTGTCAGGGAATCCTGCGCCGCGCAGAGAAAAGAGGGAAGAAGTTGCCGGAACAATTGCAGCACGCTTTGGCATCAGTCGTAACAACCACGAAGAATGCGTAACATCAAGAGCAAAAGGTTTTTACGAATCTGGTTTTGCCCAATATCAACAAGCAAATGTAGGTGGAACAATTAAGGCATCTGGTGGCGTTTTAGGTGGCGGTAGTGAAACTTTTTTAACGCAACCATCTTATGGAATTCAAGGCAACATGATTGGTCGTTCTGACAATGCTGGGCCAAATGGAATAGGTGTAACTGAAGATGTTTCATTCACTTTAACCAAAGGTGATCAACACGCAGTAGCGCATGCATTCAAAGTGCGCGGTGGGTGTAAAGGTGGCGGCAAAGGTTACCTTGGATCAGATGATGTGGCATTCACCCTCAGCACAATCCAAGACCAGCAAGTGGCACAACCAAAAATTGTTCATGGCACACAAGACCCATGCGTATCAGATATTGCATTTGCACAAGGCAGAAACAATGGTGGCGAAAATGTATTAGTGCAGCCAATAGGCACAGACTTATATAACGGCAACATTACTGGTGATGTGGCGGCTACTATGGGAACGCCCGGCAGTTCAGTCAATGCAAGTGGCCCAACAGTTATGCAGGCTATGGCGGTGCGTAGATTAACTCCAATTGAATGCGAACGCTTACAAGGTTTTCCTGATAATTACACTGACATTCAATCAAAAGGCAAACCAACACCTGATGGCCCTCGATACAAAGCCCTTGGCAATAGCATGGCAGTGCCTGTGATGCGTTGGATTGGTGAAAGAATCCAAAAATTTGAGGAAATGGCATGAACCATGAACACAGAAAAATCGCCAACTCAATCCTTGCCAGACTTAAAGACGGTGAAGAATTTAGCCTTGCTACCGTCCGAAGATCGCTTGAAATTACAGGAGACCTTGCGCCAATCGGAAGCGCGGGATTGGTTGCGGAGATACAGGAAGAAAGTCAAGGAGGAGGGGAAATCGGAAGCCTACGCATGGTGGCAGAAAACCTTATCCGACTTAGTGAAAAAGCGTGGGCAGAAAATTGTGGACGATTTGCGAAAGCGGATGAACGATGAGAGCAGCAAAAATTGATGCAAACCAAATGCAAGTTGTCATTGCGTTACGGGCGGCTGGCGCTTCGGTTCAGTCTTTGGCTGGTGTTGGCAAAGGTGTCCCTGATCTGTTGGTGGGCTATCAAGGCAAGACCCTGCTTATGGAGGTTAAAGACGGGCATAAACCGCCGTCTGCGCGACTTTTAACCGAAGATCAACTGAAGTGGCATGGAAGCTGGAAAGGGGGCGCATTGGCGGTTGTAGACAGTCCTGATGCGGCATTACGAATGATTGGAGTATTGAAATGAGTGGAAAAATTATTGTTCCAGTAAGTGGTGGCAAAGATAGTCAACTTTGTTTGCAAATGGCACTTGAAGAACATGGTGCAGAAAAAGTTGTTGCTGTTCACCAAAGCACAGGATATGACCATCCTTTAACCGACAAACATTTGATTGACATAGAAAATTTTTATGGCATCAAAATTCATATGACTAAATCAGAAAAATACAAAGATGTTTTTGATTTTGTTGAAAAAGTTGGTTATTTTCCAAGCAGTGTGGCTAAGTCTTGCACAAGCAGACTTAAACAACAACCTTTTGCAAAATGGTTAATTGACAACAATTATTGTGACGGGACACACATTATTTGGATGGGTATGCGTAAAGACGAAAGTCGCGCCAGAGGCACTAAGTACGGTGGTTGGAATGAAGATATTGAAATAACTTTGCAAGATTTTTCTACTGAATACAAAAACAAAATTTTTGCCAATGTGAAAATTCGTTTGCCAATAGTTGATTATCTTGAAAAAGAAGTTTTTGACGATTTAAACAAAGTTGGCGCACCTATAAATCCTCTTTATAGCAAAGGTCATAAACGGGTTGGGTGTTATCCATGTCTACTTGCGGCAAATTCAGAATGGGAAAGGGCTGCCAAAGACCCTATCGGTCGGGAAAACATAAAAAAATTAATTGAGATTGAAGAAAAATTTATTGCTGACAAAAATCCAAGAAAGATGATAAAGATTCACCCAACAAGAAATGTCCGTGCTTTGTTAGATGATGATTTGTTTACCTTAGAAGAAGAAGAAAGCAATTCCGAATGTTCTTGGTGTCAAATTTAAGGTGCAAAAATGAAACCAGAAAAAGCTACACAAGCCATCAGGGATAAAGCGCCCCAATATGGCGAAGCCAAAGCCCAGCGGGTTTACCTTGAGGAATTCCGCAAATCTAAGAAAGCCATACTGATGCGGGACGCACTGCTTAACGGGATTGATGCCGCCAGCCACCAAGAACGGGAAGCATATTCAAGCCCTGAGTATCAAAAACTGATTCAAGGGTTAGCCGTTGCGGTGGAAAAAGAAGAAACTTTGCGGTGGGAACTGGAAAGCTACCGATTGGAAGTGGAAATTTGGCGTACCCGTGAAGCCACTAACAGAATGCAAGACAGGGCGCACCAGTGATTCATTACCACGGCACACCAATATCACCCATGAAAGCTATAGAAACAATGGGTGGCAAACATTTTTGCGTTTCCTATGCTAGACCAGATGATTTGCAAAGATGTTTGCGGATAGGGCAATCTTTGATGTTGGATAACGGGGCATTCAGTGCCAAAACCCGTGGCTTGGTGTTTGACATTGACGGGTTTTATGAATGGATTGAACCTTTGCTGAGGCATCCGCACTGGGCGGTTGTGCCAGATGTAATTGACGGAACAATAGATCAACAGCGTGAAATGACCAAAACATGGCCTTTTCGCAAAGAATTAGGCATACCAGTTTGGCATTTAGGTTTACCTATCAGTTATTTAATTGAATTATGTGACCAATGGGGACGAGTATGTTTTGGGTCAGCCGGTGAATATTGGCAAATTGGCACATCCAAATGGTGTGGACGCATGGACGAAGCCTTTAATGCCCTTGTAAAAACTTATGGGCGGCAAATTCCTTGGGTGCATGGCATGAGAATGTTGGGTCAATCTGCTGGCCCTTGGCCTTTAGCCAGCGCCGATTCAACAAATGTAGCTGTCAATCATTCCGGGCAATTGCAATGTGCTGGATGTATGGCAAAACGAATTGATTCAACCAACCCACCCCCACTTTGGGAAACAAAACCATTACAGGAAGTTTTAATATGATTTATCCAATTATTTACATTGCCGCCCTTGTTATTGCCAATTTATTGGTGGCATGGCTTGGCCCTTGGTTTAGCCCAATAAACGCCTTTGTGTTGATAGGGTTGGATTTGTCATTGCGGGATAAATTGCATGAACAATGGCAAAACGATAAACTTTTGCCGAAAATGGGTGGATTGATTGTTGTGGCTAGTGTTGTTTCTTATTTGCTAAACCCAGCAGCGGGGTCAATTGCTTTGGCATCATTGGTGGCATTTGCCCTTGCAATGACTGCCGATACCATTGTTTATCATTATTTGCGGAATAAATCGTGGATGATTCGATCAAATGGGTCAAATATTGCTGGCGCTGCGGTTGATTCCATTACATTTCCCACCATAGCATTTGGTGGATTAATGCTTGAGATTGTTGCGTTGCAGTTTGTTGCCAAAATGTTTGGCGGTGGTATTTGGTCATTTCTTTTAACCAAAATTCCACATAGGGCGCACCAATGAGAAAACAGTGCCGCAGAAAGATTTGGTCAAAGGTCAACCCCATAGAACACGCCATAGTTGGTGCGGCGGTTACGCAAGATAACCTGTTGGACAGATTGCGCCTGATTGAGTTAAGTGCCATTGAAAGCCTTGTCAAGGGTAATGGAACGGTTGCTGATTGGCGTTCAATTGTGGACATGATGAACATTGCGGAAACTATGGCATCCAACGGAATTGGCGTGGAAGTGCTGGAAATCTGCGAAATAGTCCAAAAAGAAATGGAAGCCGCCGCCCATCGCTATGAAAAAACCCGCAAAATGGGCTTAACAGGCACTGGCATCAGGTTTGTTAAGGAACTTTACCAACTCCATGACTTACAGCGAACAAGCATCAGTCGGTCAGAATATGAACGAATGCTGCAAAAGACCAGCGATTACATAAGATCAAACAATCATAGGGTTGTGCATTTGACATGAGTTTTCAAAAACATCAATACATCAGAAGCAAAAAGCTATTGAAGCTGGTCGCAGGGCTTGACTGCCAAGCCTGTGGGTCAGGTCACATGGTGCAGGCGGCACACACAAACTGGGGCGGTGGCAAAGGTCGAGGAATCAAGGCTGACGACAATCTAGTGGCGGCATTGTGCTTAAAGTGCCATTTTGAAATCGACCAAGGGAATTCTTTGAGCAAAGAAGAACGACAGGAAAAATGGTTGGCGGCACACATGGGGACGGTTCATGCGTTATCTGGCGCAGGGCTATGGCCTGCTGATGTGCCTTTGCCTATAATTGGGGCTTAGTTGCCTTTATGGGGGGTGTTGCGCCCCCCTTTTTTTTGGTATATTCCAGCCATGAATGAAGAAGTAGCCGAATTCGTAGCGCACTTATTGCACAGCAGTACGGTGACGCATTTCATGCACTGGTCAACTACCAGCTATGCAAAGCACGTTGCATTAGGGGAATACTATGTTCAAATTATTGACTTGGTTGACGAATTTGCCGAAGCGTACATGGGCAAATATGATCAGCTTGAAAAATTTCCTGATGAATTTCATACAGAAAAAGACCCTGTGAAATATCTGGAAAACATGAAAGATTTTGTGGAAGAATCCCGCAAGGAACTACCGCAAGACTCTGAATTGCAAAATTTGGTGGATGAAATCGCCGACTTGATCAATTCAACCCTGTACAAACTGCGTTTTCTTAAATAAGGAAAAATCATGGCTCAAATTATGAAAAACCAACCCAAGGGTTACGGCACACACGCCACAATGTCTGGCAACCCAGCCGCATCTGACAAAACAGGTGAGCATGGAAGCGCCAAAAAGGGCATTCCAGCCGCCAAAACCAATGCCACAGGTGCTGACAAAGCATTTGACGGTGGACGTTCTAGCGGCGTTTGCTACACTTACGACCGCAAATGTAGTCAGTGATGGCAAGCTGCGCCAACTGTAAATTCTTTTTGAATGCCCAGATCATGGGCAGTTGCCGCCGCTATCCTCAGACGATAAACAGGCACATGAATGATTGGTGCGGAGAGCATATTGCACCGCAACAAACAAAGTCAGAAGAACCAGAAATGGTGAAATTGCCTGTTTACGACATTTTGACCGACACGGTGGTTGAACCGCCGTTGAGAAAAAAGCCCGGAAGAAAGCCAAAATATGATCAAACCCCTGCGTGACCGTGTAGTAGTTCGCCCCAATGTTCGCAAGTTGTCCGACATTATTTATGTCAACAACAAAGAATCATTCAACGAGGGAACTGTCGTGGCGGTCGGCCCATCGGTGGATCAGACCCAAGTGGGCGATTTCATCAAGTACGGCAACGGGGATTATCTGAATTGGCCTGTCCACAACATTGATGGGCAGGATTACCAGATCATCCAAGAAGCTGATATTTGTGCCGTAGTAGAAGCATAATCAACACATTTCATAAGGAAAAATCATGTCAAATTCAATAGCAACAGGCGTAGCCTACCAAGACCCAGAATTTACAACTTGCTATGCCAGCTCACAGCTTGGCTACACAAACGCAGCCAATGGAACTGTGACCCAAGCCACCAGCAAAACAACTGGCGTGACTTTAAACACTTCCACTGGTCAAATCACCACTCACAACGCTGCTTTGGGCGCTGGTGCAACCGCACAATTTGTTTTGACTAATAGCATTATTTCCGCAAAAGATACTTTGATTGTCAATATTGGCTCAGGCGGCACTGCTGGCGCTTATTGGCCTTATGTTGCCAACTTAGCCGCAGGCACAGCAACAATTGGTTTGTATAACAACACTGCTGGTTCATTAAGTGAAGCCGTGACAATCAACTATTCAATCATTCACGCTGGCGCATGAACGCTGAATCATTGAAAAGCAGAATTGAGTTTCTGACCGCCCAAGCCAAACAAATGGAAATGAACATCCACGCGATTGGCGGGGCGATTCAAGATTGTCAGTATTGGTTAACCCAACTGGAAAGCAAAGATGCCACTGATCAAGTCAATGACCCCCAAGGCGCTGAAAGCTAACATCAAGGCAGAAATTGAAGCTGGTAAGCCTGTTAAGCAGGCTGTTGCCATTGGCTATTCGGTCAAACGTGAAGCTGAAAAGGCTAAAAAAGCCGCGCCCAAAAAGAAATGACAGACACTGTTCCCGCTGTTGAAAAGCGCCCAGTAGGTCGTCCAACTCTATATGACCCAGCATATTGCGAAAAGGTCATTGAACTGGGGCGCATTGGCAAATCTGTCGAGCAAATTGCGGCGCTGTTGAATGTGTCATTAAGAACAATGTACTCATGGCGTGATGCACATGAAGAATTTTTGCACGCCTTGGACGATGCCAAGACTTACGAGCAGGCATGGTGGGAAGAACAAGCCGCCGCTTATATGGTTGAGAACAAAGAAAGTGACCGATTGAATGCCAGCCTATGGTCAAGATCAATGGCGGCAAGGTTTCCAAAGAAGTACAGGGAAAGCACAAAGCAAGAAATCACGGGTGCAGATGGTGCGCCTTTGCTTACTGGGATTCAAGTGACATTTGTGAAGCCTGAGTAGCGCCAAGACGCATGGGAATTGCTCATTTTTAAGCTGATGAGGCCAACCAGTTCCCAGTCGTGTTGGTGAAAGCGGATGCTGTGGAATCTATCGGTCGTGTGGACGCAGACGTAGCGATTAGCCAACAACCTATAAGGAAACGATTTGTCTGAAGTAGCCAGCGCCATTGCCAATGCTGAATTCCCGATCAAGCTGCAAGGCTTGTTTAAGCCATCACGCTACAAGGTAGCCTATGGCGGCAGGGGTGGCGCTAAGTCATGGGGCATCGCTAGGGCATTGCTTATCCTTGGCGCAAAAAATACCCTGCGAATCCTTTGTGCGCGGGAATTCCAGACCAGTATTAAGGATTCTGTCCACAAGTTACTGTGCGACCAGATCGAATCCCTTGGCTTGCTGGGTTTCTATGAAATCACCCAAAACAGCATCAGGGGCAAGAACGGCACAGAATTCGCCTTTGCTGGCTTAAAGAACAACATTGCCAACATCAAATCTTATGAGGGCGTAGATATTTGCTGGGTGGAAGAAGCCCAGACCACAAGCCGCCTTAGTTGGAATGTGCTGATACCTACCATTCGAAAGCAGGGCAGCGAAATATGGATTTCGTTCAATCCTGAGTTGGAAACTGACGAAACCTATCAGCGGTTTGTGTTGAATCCACCTGATGACTGCATCCAGATCAATATTAACTGGTCAGATAACCCGTGGTTTCCAGAAACCCTAAAGCTAGAAAAAGATGCACTGAAGAACCGCGACATTGAAGCCTATAACCAAGTCTGGGAGGGCTTATGCCGCCAATCAGTCGATGGCGCTATCTTTGCCAAGGAACTTCAGCAGGCAGAACTTGAGGGCAGGCTAACCCGTGTGGCATATGACGCAACAAAGCCCGTCCACGCGGTGTTTGACCTTGGCTGGTCTGACAGCACATCTATCTGGTTCTTGCAGTTTGTGGGCATGGAAACCCGCTTAATTCGGTACATTGAGGATAGCCAGAAAACCATGACGCATTACTTAGCGACCATGCAGACATTTGGCTATGTGTACGACACGGTTTGGCTACCCCATGACGCTGAAAACCAGACACTGGCAGCGGCAGGGCGGTCAATCAACGACATTGTGAGGGCAGCAGGGTACAAGACGCAGATTCTGCCCAGAGTGCCAATTCTGGACTCGATTAACGCGGCAAGAACGATATTCCCGAACTGCTGGTTTGACCGTGAACACGCGGCAGAGGGCATTAATTGCCTGCGCCACTACCGATATGAGGTTGACCCAGACACAGGGCAATTCAGTCGCAACCCATTACATGATCACTATTCGCACGGGGCTGACGCATTCCGCTACATTGCCCTGATGATTAAAGACACACCAAAGCGCAAACCCAAGGCACAGGTTGCAATGGCTGGCGGTTGGATGGGATAATTTCCAAAAGGGGCAAATATGGCATACCAAGACGCATCAGGAAAAGATACCAGAATCAACAAAGCCATTGAGTTTTGGCGGTTGGTCAATGACGCAGATTCAACGAACCGCGCTGAAGCATTGCAGGACATTAAGTTTGCCGCTGGCGACCAATGGCCTGTCGAGATTCAGAATAGCAGGAACGTGGAAGCCAGACCCTGCCTAACCATCAACAAGATTGATGCCTATGTGCGTCAGGTGACCAACCAACAGCGGATGCAGCGCCCACGCATCAAGGTTCACCCTGTGAATAACTTGGCTGATTACAAGATTGCCCAAGTGATTGAGGGCATGACACGCCACATTGAGGTCAATTCAAACGCTGACACTGCCTATGACACTGCCTTTGATTACGCCGTGCGTATGGGTTGGGGCTACTGGCGTATTAATACTCGCTATGTGAGTGAAGATTCATTCGACCAAGAAATCTACATTGACACGATTGACAACCCGTTCACCGTGTATTTTGACCCCAATTCAATCCTGCCTGATGGGTCAGACGCTGAACGCTGTTTGATTACCACAGTGCTGGATAAAAAGGTTTTCAAGGATTACTACCCTGACGCTGATGATGGTGCAAATTTTACCCAGCGGTCAACAGGTGACGACACTGCAAGCTGGATCACCAAGGAAGATATTCGCATTGCTGAATACTTTTGGATTGAACGTGAACGAGCCAAGCTGTATTTGCTTAGTGACGGAAGCCGCCATTTTGCTGATTCTGACCGATTCTTTGAGCGTGTCGAAGCATCAGGCTTAACCGTGGTTGATGAACGCGACAGCTTCCGCAAGGCGGTGAAATGGTGCAAGATGACAGCCTTGGAAGTCTTGGAAGAAAAGACATGGGCAGGCAAATATATCCCTGTCGTTCCTTGCTATGGCGCACAGGTTATCGTTGACGACAAGCGCAAGAAATACGGCTTGGTCAGGTTTGCAAAAGACCCCCAGCGTATGTATAACTTCTGGCGCACCAGCATGACCGAATCGGTTGCCCTTGCACCAAAGGCAAAGTGGCTGCTGGCAGAGGGTCAAGACGAGGGACACGAAAACGAATGGGCATTGGCAAACATCAAGTCAAGCCCTGTTTTGCGTTACAAGCAAAAAGACATTGAGGGAACACCAGCCCCAGTGCCAACCAGACTGCAACCAGAACCACCGCCCCAAGGCATCATGGAAGCCGCTGGCGCTATTTCCGCAGACTTGCAGATGGTGCTAGGCATTCTTGACCCCAATCAATTGCCAACTGGAAACATCTCAGGCAAAGCCTTGGCTGGTCAACAAAATCAGGTGGATTTGAGCAATTTCCATTTCTACGACAACATGACTCGATCAATCAGGCATACAGGCAAAATCCTGTTGGACTTGATACCGCACATCTACGACACAGAACGAGTGATGCGGATTATTGGTTCAGACGGTCAGCCAGACATGACCAAAATCAACGAAAAGAATGAAGTTGGTGAGGTTTTGAATGACGTGACGGTGGGTGAATATGACGTGGTGATGGACACAGGCCCCGGCTTCCAGACCAAGCGCCAGCAAGCCGTTGAAGCCATGATGCCGCTGTTAACTGGCAATGAGCAGTTGTTCAATATTGCGGGTGATTTGGTGTTTAGAAACATGGATTTTCCCGGCGCAGATGTGATTGCCGACCGCCTTGCCGCCATGAATCCGATGGCAAACATTGACGAAAAGTCAGACATACCGCCAGAAGTTCAGATGCGTTTGGCACAAGCACAAAAACAAGTGCAAGATATGCAACAGCAATTGCAAGCCGCCCAGTTGGAGATTAACAACCGTGGTCAGGTCGCCCAAATCAAGGAGGAGGGCGCTACCAAACGCAAACTTATGGAAGTCACTGCCAAGGCGCACAACACTGAAACAATGGCTGAAGTTAAGGTCAATGACCAGAATACCCGCGCCATTACTAGCCAGAACAAAACCGAAATTGATGCGTTGGTCAAAATGCTTATTGCAAGAATGTCGCCTAATCAATTGTTGATGGAAATTGAACGCCTTAACGCTGAACAGCAACAATATGCAATGATTGCCGCCCAAGACATTTCACATGGGGCAAATCCATTGGTTAACCCGCAACAACAAATGCAACCCCAACCGATGCAGGAAGAAATGCAGCCGCCAATGCAACAAACATTTGAGCAGCCCATGCAGTAATTGACAGTAAAATGATTTCGTGGTAAAAACCGCAAAACCTTACCAGTTGGGTCAACTGGGTGAATTCTTTGAGGAAACTCAATGTCAGAAGTAGCAGAAAGACTTGCCGCCAATGTGGTGACAAGTGAAAATTTAGCTGAATTTAATGCCAAGAGAATGGGTTTAGCTGATCCAACGCCAAGCGAGGCTGTCGAACCGACAGAGCCGCAAGAGGTTGATTTAGGACAGAGTGAACCAACTGAGGTAGAGAACGAAGCGACAGCAACAGAGGATCGAAAACAAAATCCGAAGCTAGAAAGACGGTTTTCAGAGATAACTAAGCAACGCGAAGCAGCACGGGAAGAAGCCCGTAGGGAACGCGAGCAAAGGGAAAGTCTGGAAGCAAAGGTTAGGGAACTGGAGGCGAAAACACAGCCCAAAGCTGACCCAGTAGTCGAATCAGAACCTTTGCCAGAGCAGTTCAGCGATATGTACGAATACGCCAAGGCGTTGACAGACTATCGTGTAGAACAGCGATTGCAGGAAGAAAAGCAAAAGGAAGTGCAGGCTAAAGCCGCCGCCGAACATTCCAAGCTAATAGACGCATGGGGTCAACGGGTAAAGGCAGCCAAAGCTGAAATGCCAGACTTTGACGATATGGTCAATTCCACAGACGTTACGGTTAGTAACGAAGTGCGGGACGCGATCTTTGAATCAGATGTTGGCCCACGCATTCTGTACCACCTTGCTGAAAACCCTGACTTTGCTGTGAAACTGCAAGGCATGACCGTGACAGCCGCCTTGAGAGCAATTGGGAGATTGGAAGCTCAGTACGATAAGGCTGAGAATCAGACAAAGCCTGTTGTTGGGAAAAGTAAAGCACCCGCGCCGATCAATCCAATCCGATCAGCAGCTAACGGGCGTGATGTAAACCTGACCAGTGATGGTCAATTTCATGGTTCATATCAGGCTTGGAGAGCAGCACGATTGGCTGGAAAGATTCGCTAAACCCATTCTTTTAAGGAAACAAAATGAGCAATAATCTGCTTACCATCAGCATGATCACCAACGAAGCGTTGATGGTCTTAGAAAACGAATTGACTTTCTCAAGCGAAGTCGAAAGAAACTATGACGATCAATTCGCCGTTACTGGCGCAAAGATCGGTGCAACTTTGAACGTCCGTAAACCCGGTCGTTTCATTGGCACAACTGGCCCTGCTTTGAACGTTGAAGATTTCAACGAAACATCAGTGCCTGTCACTTTGTCCACACAGTTCCACGTTGATACCCAATTTACCAGCCAAGACTTGGCTTTGTCTTTGGATATGTTCAGCGATCGCGTGTTGAAGCCTGCTGTTGCAGCTATTGCCAACAAGATTGACTTTGACGGTCTGACAATGGCTAAAAACAACACCGCTAACATTGTTGGTACTGCTGGCACACCACCCACAGGTTTGATCACTTACCTGACCGCTGGTGCATATCTGGACAGCGAGGGCGCACCCCGTGACGGTCGCCGTTCATGTATCGTTGAGCCGTTCACAGGCGCAACCATTGTTGACAGCTTGAAAGGTTTGTTTGTTCCCTCAGACAAAATCGCAAGCCAGTACACCAAAGGCATGATGGGTCGTGACTCAGCAGGCATGAACTGGAAGATGGATCAAAACGTTGTGGCGCAAACATTCGGTTCTTACAGCACCGCTACTTTGTCTTGCGCCACCACCACAGCAACTGGTTTCTTGACCAGCGGATGGGCATCAACTTCTACCATTGCACTGACCGCCGCCACAGCTACTGCTGGCTTGAAACAAGGTGACGTGATTACGATTGCTGGCATTTACGCAGTCAACCCACAAAACCGTCAAGCCTACGGCAGCAACCGCCTGCGTAACTTTGTGGTGACCGCCCCTGTGACCGTTTCAACTTCTGGCACAACTTCTGTGACCGTTAGCCCTGCCGTGATTACTGCTGGTCAGTTCCAGAACGTTAACTTGGCTTCCACCAGCGCATCTGCTGTTGTGACTCCATTCAACAACACAGGCACTGTTTCTCCACAAAATATCGTGATGCACAAAAATGCTTTCACTTTGGCTTGTGCTGATTTGGAATTGCCTGATGGCGTTCACTTTGCTGGTCGTGCAAGCGACAAGGAATTGGGTCTGTCAATGCGTGTGGTTCGTCAATACACTATCAACAACGACTCAATTCCGACTCGCGTTGATGTGCTGTATGGCTGGGCGCCGCTGTACCCAGAACTTGCCTGCCGCGTAGCAGCCTAAAGGTTAATGGGGGCTTAAAACACCCCCGTTTCATCAAACATTTTTAAGGAAAATATCATGGCAAATCCCGGCCCAGCATCAAGTCAAACAATTCACCCCAGCAATTTGGCAACCAACCAAGCAGTTCGCCTTTTGGCTTACGCTAACAATGTGCCAATTTCTGCAACAGGTGATTCAATTGTTACCCTCCCAGTGTTTAACACTTCATCCTACAACGTGCAGTTTGTAGCTATCACCAACGCAAACACAGACGTTAGCGGCGGTGCATTGGCTATTTGGACAGCACCAGCAGGAACAGGCACTGAGATCGTTACAAACGCATCTTTGACCAGCAACACTTCTTCAACTTATGTCACCAACGCAACCGTGGTTGCTGGTACTAAGGCAACTCGACTGACAGCGCAAACTCTGTATGTCAAAGTTGGCACAGCAGTCACTAGCGGCACTGTGGACATTTTTGTTTACGGTTACGATTTCTCCGAGTTTTAATCGAAAATGAGTTAGGAGAAGCCATCCTCAAAAGGGGTGGCTTTTTCTATTTGTACGCCTATAATTCAACAAACTTTTGAGGAACTGAAAATGGTCAATGTCCAAGTTATGCGCCTATCAGGTCGCACTTATGCCCTTAATTTGACAACTTCAGCCAGTTCTGCGTTGCAAATCGAAGCCACTACCAATGATCAAGCCACTTATGTTGCATTGTTAAACACTGGTTCTGGTGTGGCAGCGGTTGAATTGTCTAATTCCAGCACAGTAACAACCCCCACAGTGGCATCCACTGGCAATAGCGGTTCTTTTGTGTTGCCAGCCGCAATGAATTACCCTTTGATTATTGCCGCCCCTAAAGCGCCTTTTTACATCAAAGCAATCAGTTCAAGCACAAACACGCTGTACATCACTGCTGCACAAGCGGGTTAAGGTTTTGATATGGCAAATGAAGCCGCCAAAACCCAAACCATAAACATTGTCCCAGTTCAAGGCATTTTTCAGCCTGAGCCGACATTTGATTTAATTACGCTGATTGGGCCAGCGGGAACGCCGTTTTATGCCAAGATTGACCCAAATCAGTCTGGTTTAAATATAACCAACAGCACGATAAACAGCACCACAATTGGCGCAACTACCCCATCTACTGGGGTTTTTACTAATATTGCTACAACCACAGGCACAATTTCAAGCGCCCCAAGTTCGCCTGATTCGATTGTCAATCAAGCCTATGTGGATGCAATTGCCCAAGGTTTGGCGTTTAAAGCGCCAGCAAACTACACAACCACAAGCAATATCACATTGTCTGGATTGGCGGTGCAAGGTGGTGGCGATTGGAATGTGACTTTGACGGCGGGAAACCGCATCTTGGTGAAAGATCAAACCACAGGTGCAAATAACGGCATTTATGTGGCGGCGGCTGGCGCATGGACTCGATCCCTTGATGCCAACACCTATGACGAATTGCTGTCTGCCTACTTGTTTGTTTTGGATGGCGTGACATTGGCAGGGTCTGCGTGGGTGGATACCAATTTGCCGGGTGGCACTTTGGGCGTAACCCCCATCACCTTTGTGCGATTCTCAAATACAGCGGTTTACACCGCCGGCACAGGGCTAACCCTGTCGTCATATCAGTTCAGCATCACCCCTGTGGGTACTGCTGGAACGTATGGATCAGCGTCTGCTGTACCTGTATTTGTAACCAACGCATCAGGTCAGGTTACATCTGTCACCAACACTGCTATTGCTATTGCTAACACGCAAGTTTCTGGGCTTGGCACAATGTCCACCCAAAACGCAAATGCGGTGGCAATTACAGGCGGGTCAATCAATGGCACAACTGTTGGCGCTACCACGGCGGCGGCGGTTACTGGAACAATAGTCACTGCGAACACTTATTTCAGCGGTGCAGGAACGAATTTAACAGGCACTGCAAGCGGCTTATCCATTGGCGGCAATGCAGCTACGGCGACCACCGCAGGAAGCGTTACAAACAGCCTAACAATCAATTCTGGTGGGTCTGGCGGCACATCGCCACAAACCTACAACGGCGGCACTGCGGTCACCATCAGCTACAACACTGTCGGCGCACCATCCACCACAGGCACAAATGCTTCTGGTACATGGGGCATCAGCATTACGGGCAATGCAGACACGGTTACAAACGGGCTTTATTCCACAGGTTCTTACTCAAATCCCACATGGTTGACTTCAATTTTGGGGTCGATTGTGTCTGGTGCGGTGGCTACGGCTACCACAGCAACAAACGTGGCAGGCGGTGCGGCTGGTTCGCTGGTGTATCAATCTGGGGCATCAACCACCACCACATTGGCGTTGGGAACGACAAACTATGTTCTGACCGCTGGCGCATCTGCCCCGCAATATGTGGCGCAATCCACTTTGTCGGTTGGGTCAGCAACTACCGCAACGACAGCAACCAATCTGGCAGGCGGTGGCGCTGGATATATCCCTTATCAGTCTGGGGCTGGCGCAACTGCGTTTTTGGCATCAGGCACAATTGGTCAGGTTTTGACTTCTAATGGCACATCAGCGCCCACATGGTCAACGCCAAGCAGTTACGCCACCGTCACTGACGACACATCCACAGCGGCGACTCGATACCCGCTTTTTGCAAATCAAACCACGGGCAACCTGACAACTGAGTATGTCAGTTCCACCAAACTGCAATACAACCCCTCTACTGGCGTGTTTACATCCACATCATTCACTGGTGCGGGTACAGGTTTAACAGGAACAGCGTCTGGGTTGTCGATTGGCGGTAATGCAGCCACAGCGACAAGTGCAACAAGTGCAACCACGGCAACAAACATTGCTGGCGGTGTAGCCAATCAGATTCCTTATCAAACAGGCGCAGGCGCGACTTCATTTGTTGTTGCGCCAACCGTGGCAAGCACAGCATTAACATGGAGTGGATCAGCGTTTACATGGGCAACAGCAGGCACGGCGGTCACCATATCGGACGATACGACCACCAATGCCACACGTTATCCATTGTTTGCCAACGCCACATCAGGAACGGTTAGCACAGAATATGTGTCATCTACTAAGCTGAAATACAACCCAAGCACGGGCGAATTAACCGCGCCAGAACACATTAGTAGCAACGGCATCACCATTAACGCTGATTCAGTTTCATCAAGCTACACCATAGCAACGGGAACAAATGGCTTTTCTGTTGGTCCGCTGACCATTAATAGCGGTGTTGTTTTAACTGTGGCATCTGGACAAAGGCATATTGTTATATGAGTACGATCAGCGCATCAACCACAAGCACTACCGCATACACAGTTACTGCGGACACAACAGGCGCACTTGTTCTTCAAACAGGTGCTACTCCTACGACTGCGGTGACAATTAGCTCTGCTCAAGTTGTTACTTTGGCAAATGCTTTGCCTATTGCGTCTGGTGGAACTGGCACTACATCAACCACTTTTGCAAATTTAACAACCAATGTCACTGGAACACTTCCTGTTGCTAATGGTGGTACTGGTGTAACAACTTCTACTGGTTCTGGTGCAAATGTTTTAGGTACTTCACCAACACTAACAACACCAACGATTAATTCAGCACAAGTTGCAACTGTGTCAGGCTCTGCACCTCTTTATATGGCTAGAGCTTGGGTTAACTTTAACGGCACAGGTACTGTGGCAATTCGCTCAAGTGGCAATGTAACAAGCATTACTGATAATGGTACAGGTGATTACACAGTCAACTTTACAACCGCAATGTCTGATACATCTTATTCTCCTGTTGGGGTTGGAACAAATGGAACAGGTGATGGAACTTCTATGGTTAATTCTTCAACTGCGCCAACAACATCTGCATGGAGAACTAATTGTAAAGTTTTTGGTTCAACCCAGTTTGATCCAACATACGCCTACATAGCAGTTTTTAGATAAGGACAACCATGACTGTAATCATCAACGGCACAACAGGAATTTCAGGGGTAGACGGCTCTGCTGGAACTCCTGCTGTTCAAGGAAGCGATACCAACACTGGAGTGTTTTACCCAGCCGCTGATACTGTTGGCGTGTCCACAGGTGGCAGTGAAAGGATGCGTGTTGATAGCTCTGGTAATGTGGGGATTGGTACTGCTTCTCCAAGTTACAAATTGTCAGTAAATGGCTCTTTGTCATACTCAGATGCCCGTGGCACTAATTCATACCTTTTTAATTCCGCAGGAAATTACTGCGGCCTTGGATTTTATTCAGACCTTAGTTTAGCCACAAGATATGCTGTTCTTGAAACTCAAATTGGAACATCTACAACCTTAAAAACAGACACAGCCACTCCACTTATTTTTGGAACAAATGCTACAGAAGTGGGTCGTTTTGATTCGGCTGGCCTGTTTAAATTCAACTCAGGTTACGGCTCTGTTGCTACAGCATATGGCTGTCGTGCTTGGATTAACTTCAACGGCACAGGTACTCCAGCTATTCGTGCCAGCGGAAATGTTTCTAGTATTACGGACAATGGTGTTGGTGATTACACACTAAACTTTTCGACTGCAATGCCTGATACAAATTATTCTTTTTCTGGAGGAACTAATGGTTTTGCTAGTACAGACTCAGGTTCACAGGTAATTGTTGTTAAAACAGATGCGATTGGTGGAACAGCAACCACTTACACAACTTCTGCATTTAGGTTTTTAGTTGGTCGTTATGGTGGAACTGTTACAGATAGCACTTATAACAATGTAATGATTTTCAGATAAGGAGTAACCATGACAAAACGAATCATTTACCCAACAGACGATGGCGGTGTTGCAGTCATCATTCCAGCCGCTGAGTGCGGTTTAACAATTGAAGAAATTGCCGCCAAGGATGTCCCTGCTAGCAAGCCATTCAAAATCATTGACACAGCAGATGTGCCAACAGACCGCACATTCCGCAACGCATGGGAGTATTCAGAATGATTGTCATCAATATTGATAAAGCTAAAAATGTTGCTCACAACTTGCGCCGTGCGGCTAGGGCTGTTGAGTTTGAGCCATACGACAATGCAATTGCCAAACAAATCCCCGGTCAGGCGGAAGGCGCAGAAGTTGCAAGAGCGTCTATCAGAACCAAGTATGCAACCATGCAAACACAGATTGACGCGGCTTCAACAGTTGATGAAATCAAGGCGGCACTGGAGAACAAATAATGGCAGTCACGATCAATGCTGACAACGGCGTATCTTCTGGAAGTGCGGGGTTAAAACAAACCGCAGATTCCACTGGCGTACTTGCGTTTCAAACAAACGGCACGACTGCTTTGACATTGGACACCAGTCAAAATGCAACATTTGCGGGTACAACCAAAACAATTGGTTATTTGGTCGCAAATTTACCAGCGGCAGGAACTGCGGGGCGCAGAGCTTATGTAACCAATGCTTTGACACCAGTTGCATTGTCAACTGTGGTTGGTGGAGGACTTGTTACAGTGCCTGTTTTTGATAATGGTACAAATTGGATTGTGGGTTAATATGACAACATTTAACTGGAAAATTTTAGAAATTTCTGCTGATGGTGATTTAATTACCCACGCCAAATATTTTGTGACCGCAGAAGCTGACACAGGCGAAAAAGTGGAAACTGAGGGAAATTGGTGGTTTAGTGACAAAATCCTCAAAAAACCATTCCATGAAGTGACTGAAGCTGATGTGGCATCATGGATTGAAAATGAGACTACCAAAGACGGAATAAATCTTATAAAATCCCGTTTAGAGGAACAACTAGCGTCCCTGCAAGGGAATGGAGTTGTTGTTGCCCCTTGGTTACCACAGAAATTTGTGCCAAAGGTGTAATAAATGACGACTCCTTACGACATTATTAGCAGGGCGCTGAAAGACATAGGTGCATTGGCATCTGGCGAATCGCCGACAGCAGATGATGCCCAAGACGCATTCGACATGCTGAACGATATGTGCGCCCAGTGGTCAAACGAAAACATGATGGTTTTCTATAAGACCGAAATTATTTTCCAGACTGTTCAAAATACCGTGCAATACACACTTGGCCCATCTGGGTCAGTCGGTGCGTCTTTTACGGGTTCAATTTCTGGCACAACCTTAACCGTTCCTGTGGATGGCGTAATTTCTGGCGCTATCACAATGGGCATGACCATCAGCGGCACAGGGGTCACCGCAGGCACAACCATTGTGGGATTTGGTACTGGCGCAGGCGGTAACGTCAATGAGGGCGGCACATACACTGTCAGCCAATCCCAGACCGTGGCAAGCACCACAATTTCTGCCTACTATGAACGCCCCCTGACTATTGAATCAGCGTTTGTTCGTGTTGCAACCCAGCAAGGTGGATCAAGTGTGGCAGGCGGCTATTTGGATTACCCTGTGGCAATCCTAAGTCTTGAAGAATACGAATCCCTTGGCATCAAGCAATTAAACGGCCCGTGGGCAAAAATGGTTTACTACCAACCTAGCGAGACTTTGGGAACGCTGTATGTGTTTCCAAATCCGTCATCTGGTGAATTGCACTTGTTTGCAAATACCATTTTCCGCACATTTGGTTCACTGTACGACACGATCACGCTGCCACAAGGCTACAACATGGCATTGCGGTGGTGCTTGGCTGAACGCCTGATGCCTATGTTTGGCAAAGTTTCACCCACCCAGATTCAGATGATTAACGCATTTGCTGGTCAAGCCAAGGCAACAATCAAACGCACCAATATGCGCCCCGCACAGGTGGCTAGATACCCTGATGCCCTGATGGTTGGAAAAGCCAAAGACGCTGGATTTATCATGGATGGAGGGTTTAGATAATGCCTGATTTTGGCTTTGTCGGCCCATCTTACGAAGCGCCCAGCATTTACCAAGATGCCCAAGAGTGCATTAATTTCCGCCCAGAAGTTGATCCATTAAAACAGCAGGGTGAACGCGGGGTAGTGGCGCTGTACCCAACGCCGGGTCTCACTTCTTTGGTGCTTTTTCAGAATCAGCAAGAAATCAGGGGAATGCGTACCTTGTCAGGTGGCGACATTTTGGTAGCGGTTTGTGGCCCGTATGTATATGCGTTGACTTCCACCTATACAACCACAATGGTTGGTCAATTAAACACATCATCTGGAATTGTTGGAATTACTGACAACGGCGTGAATGTGTACATTGTGGACGGTCAAAATCGCTACACATGGCGCATTTCAAGCCCATCTGCTGCGGTTTTTACTGGCGTAATTAGTGGCACAACCTTGACGGTCACCGCAATCACCAATGGAACAATTGCAATCAATCAGGCTTTATTTGGTGTGAATGTAAACCAAGAAACCGTGATAACCGCACTGGGTACAGGTACGGGCGGGATCGGAACTTATACCGTTAATTTAACTCAAACCGTAGCATCAACATTGATGAACAGCGCGACGGCTGGCGCAGTGGTTACAGGTTCAATTGCAGGAACAACTCTGACAGTTACAGCGGTGACTAGCGGAACTTTGTACGTTGGGCAGACTATCCAAGGGTCAACCGTTACCGCGCAAACCATCATTACAGCCCTTGGAACAGGCACAGGCGGCGCTGGAACATACACGGTCAACAATTCCCAAACAGTGACTTCAAGAACGCTGTATGGCTTGAATTGGTCGGTTTTGCCCAGCACTGATGGCGCATTCACCAGCGGCAGTTCAGTGGACATTGTGGACAACTATTTTGTTTACAACCGCCCAGATACCCAGCAATTTGGTGCATCTGCGGCTTTGTCGCCAATTTCAGCGGCTTTGAGTTTTGGCAGCAAAGACGGTGCGCCTGATGATTTGGTTTCCCTGATTGTTGACCACCGTGAAATCTATTTGTTGGGCGAAGTTTCCAGCGAGGTTTGGATTGATGCGGGGACAAGCCCATTTCCTTTCCAACGCATCCCCGGCACATCAACCCAGCACGGCATTGCCGCCAAATTCAGCGTGGCGCGACTTGGCAATTCATTTGCATATTTAAGCCGCAACATTCGTGGTCAAGCCCAAATTGTGCAAATGAATGGCTATGTACCCACAAGGATTTCTACCCATGCGGTTGAAAATTCTTTGACAAATCAGGTGGTAAGTGATGCGATTGGCTGGACTTACCAGCTTGAGGGACACGAAGTTTATGTGATCAACTTTCCCACAATTAACCTAACTTGGTGTTATGACGTTGCATCAGGAATGTGGCATAAGTGGTTATATACAAACAATTTAGGTCAATATGAACGCGCAAGGGGTAATTGTTGCGTTCAATTTCAAGGTTTGGTCATGGTTGGGGATTATTCCAACGGCAAAATATACAAACTTGATCCAATGAATTACACAGATGATGGTCAGCAAGTCAGGCGTTTGCGCCGTGCGCCGCATCTAGTGGCAGACTTCCAGCGGGAATATTTTGACGAATTGCAGATTCAGTTCCAGCCCGGCGTTGGTAACTCCACAGGGCAAGGCGAAAACCCACAAGCCATGCTGAGATGGTCAGATGATGGCGGTTCAACTTGGTCAACCGAACATTGGACTTCCATCGGTTTGATTGGCAGATATAAAAACCGTGCAATCTGGCGGCGTTTGGGGACAGCGCGGGACAGGGTATTTGAAATTTCTTTGACCGATCCTGTCAAGGCGGTTATTGTTTCAGCAAACTTAAAAACTTCTGTTGGAGAAAACTGATGGCATTACCTACACCACAAAGTCAACCATATCCGCAATCGGAATTTTTGGACGCAAACACCAAAAGACCGACACGCACATGGCAACAGTTCTTCATTAATTTGTTGAACTTCACCAGCGCCACAACTGCCACAGCAGGGTCAGCAACCTTGCCAGCAAACCCTGTGGGCTTTATGAACGTGACCGTCAACGGCGTGGCTTACAAAGTGCCATATTACAACCAATGAATGATTTAATTCCAACTGGTGTGCCAACCCGTGAGCAGATTGAAAGATTGCAAACGGAAGTGGCAAAGATGCCGCAGGCTGAGTTGGAGACAGAACACTATTTCCATGCTGGGATGTATGCCAGAAAGGTTTACAGACCCGCTGGGGCGCTGATTGTTGGCAAGGTACATAAGAAAGACCACTTCTTTTTATGCGCCAAAGGTGAAATAATCGCATGGACTGAGGGCGGCATGAAACACCTGTATGCGGGGGATATTGTGCAGAGCAAGCCCGGCACAAAGCGGGTGACGCTGGCGGTAACTGATGCCATTGGTATCACGTTCCACAACAGCAGTGAAACCGACTTGGACAAATTGGAAAAAGAATTGATTGAACCAGATGAACTTGCGTTGTTTGATTCTTCAAATAAATTGAAAACGCTGGAAATTAAAGGGGAATAATATGACTTGGATTGCAGCATCAGCAATTATGGCTGGCGGCAGTATTCTTGGCGGTGTTATGGGCGCAAATGCCGCCAAAAGCGCCGCAAACACACAAGCCGCATCCGCAAGAGAAGCTATTGCCCAGCAGCAAAGAATGTTTGACATTCAAAATGCACAACAAGCACCATATCGAGAAGCTGGTTACAGTGCGTTAAGCGACATTTCCAAAATGCAACCTTATTTGACCAAACAATTTGGTCAGGAAGATTTTCAAGCAAACATTGATCCTAGTTACAACTTCAGACTTGCCCAAGGTAATCTAGCAACCACAAATCTGGCGAATCAGTCTGGTGGATTGATTGGCGGTAATGCTTTGCAAGGTTTAATAAATTATGGTCAGGGTGCAGCAAGCCAAGAATTTGGAAATGCTTTTAGTCGCGACCAATCTCAAAAAACACGTATCTACAACACATTGGCAGGCATTGCTGGCATTGGTCAAACTGCCCAAGGACAAGTTTCAAATCTTGCACAAAACACTGCTGGCAACATTGGTCAAGCAACAATTGGTGCAGGAAATGCAATGGCAGGCGGTCAAATTGGTGCGGCAAATGCTTTGTCTGGCGGTTTTCAAGGCGCTGGTAACGCATATATGATGAGTAATTTATTACGCCCACAAACTGGAATGCAAACCCCTGCGGGATATGGAACACCTGTGCCAATGGGTAATATTCCTTACAACGTGGCATAAGGAAAAAAAATGGCAGATTTCTCAGTCACCCCTGTTGCACAAAACATAAAGCCGCCACAAGCTATGTCACTTGGTGACATGGTTAACCTTGCAAATAGCGCACAAGCATATCAGCAAGCACAACAAATCAATCCTTTGCAAGTTCAACAGTACCAACAAGCTGTTGAACAAGCACGGCAGATGAATCCTGTGTTGTTGCAAAAAGCAGGGCAAGAAGCGCGAACAGGTCAAATTGCTTTAGGCGTTGATGAACAAAAAGACATTGAACGTAAAAATATGCAAACGTTCTTTGCTGATCCAAACAACTTTCAAACCAATGGTCGAATTGATTTAGACAAGATTAATGCCCAAGTTCCGAAAATTGCGCCTTTAACTGGTTCTGAATATATAAACAAATACACCACATTAGGACAAGCACAAACGCAAGCTATTGATGCCAAACAAAACCTGACTAGAGATCAACGAGCAATGATCGGGCAAAGATTTGCTGTTTTGGGAAGATTGGGCGTTCAAGACAAAAATGCTTACATTGCTGAAATGGATTTGATGAAGCAAGAAAATCCAGAAAATTCTGATTTACATAGACTTCTTGATGCTTACAAAACCACTTGGACTAACTCAATGCAGTCAGGCCCTGACTTGCCTAAACAGGCAATTGCAGGCGCGGCAACTTTGATGACCCCAGAGCAACAACAAACTCAATTTGGCACTAAAGCTGCATTGGATGCCCAAGGGCGCGTCATAACAACTACGCCTAGTGTTACTGGTGGAAAACCAATTGTTGAGGTTGGTGTGCCACAAGGTTTGCAACCACAAACCCCAGCCGTTGGCACTACAACTGGAGGGGCAGGGTCGGAGGTCGCGCCCGGTGTGCGTTTGCCCTATCCCACCAGACGAGCAGACCAACCCTACACACCACAACCTACTGAAGAAAAAGACCAAAATTCTGGTTTTGAATACAGAAACAATTTGGTTAATGCCCAAGCTAACTTAGCCCAAGGTCGCCGAAATGTTGATGAAGTTATCAACCAAGCCAACAAAATTGGCGATCAGTTATATTTTGAAAAGGGTGGCGTTGCTGGCAAAGTTGAACAAAAAATTCGCATGGCAATTGGAAGCGATCAATACGATATGCTTGCCAAAGACTTGGCAAATATGGCTATTACAAATTCCAAAGCAATGGGTTCTGTTGGCGGTACTGTTGCAGGCTTGGATATGGCTGCGGTGGCAAATGGCACAATTAAAGTGCCGCCTGATGTGTTGGTCAAAATTGCTCGTAGAGTGCAAGCAGATCAAAGAAACCTTGATATGCAAGCCAGCGGCGCACAAAAGTTTGGTCAACAATATGGCGACAACAACATGAAAGCATTCCAGCAAGCATGGAACGCAAACGCCAGAGATACCAAAATTTTTGAAGCCATGAACATTTTGGAAACAGAATCTGATCCAACCAAAATGCAAAACAAATTTAAAGAACTTTTTCCATCAGAAAAGAAACGCAAGACTATTCTTAAACAATACAAAAATTTGAAAAGCATGGCGGCAACAGGTGTGCCAGCAGAACCACTTACTTCCGAGGATTTCTAAATGGATGCCTTAGAACAATTTTTGGGTGGCAGTGCGGTTGCATCTCCACCGCAACCAAAGAATGTGTCAGTGGTCACTGATGAATTGTTGGACAGTCTGCGTAAGGTCGAAAGCGGCAAAGATAAGTTTGCACTGAACAAAGATACCAAGGCTATGGGGCCGTATCAATTCATGCCAGAGACTGTGCAAATGCTGCATAAGCAAGGTATTGAATTTAATCCGTTCAATGAAAAACAAGCCCGTGAAGCGGCTAGAACATACCTTGGTCAATTGGTTGATCGCAATAAAGGCGATGTAAATAAAGCGTTGGCGCAATATGGTGGGTTTGTTACTAAAGACCCATCAGGCTATATAAACAAAGTCAAACAAGGTCAAGCGTCTGTTGCCGCACCAACTACGCAACCAGCTACGCCAACAGCGCCTGTTGAAACTGCTGCTGATCCTTTGGAAGCATTCTTGTCTGGCAAACCAGCGCCAAGTCAAACTGTAAGCCAAGCACCAGCCGAAGCGCCACAAGTTGAAAGCACCACAAGCACCCAAGAGGGAACAATGGGGGCTTATGTTCCTAGACGACAACCTGTTAGCAAAGTGCGCCAGATTGTTGGTAATGTATTGAAACAAGGTTTTGAAGCCCGTAAAGAATTGGGCGAAAGGGCTGCTGGCGCTGTTGATACTCTTTATGGTGTTGTGCCTGCAACCTATGGCGCAGTGACGCAAGCATTTGCAAGAACCGCCCAAACCCCAGAACAAGCAGAACAAACAGGACAAACTGCCGCCGCCGCAGTTAGTCAACCTGTTGGCAAAGCCGCAGGCATTACTCAAAAAGAAACATATAAACAACCATTGGGGGGCATTACTCAACCTATTGCCGAACAGATCAACAAAATGTTTAATGTGTTGGGCATGACCCCAGAGCAGATTTCAGAAAAAACTGGAATTCCTGCGCCTGACATTAGAAACATGGTTGTCATTGGTTCTGCTGCCTTACCGCAAGCTGTCAAAGAAGTTGCGCCTGTTGTTTCGAAAGTTACTCAACCTTTGCGCGAAATGGCAAAAGAATTAGAAATTGTGCGCCCCGGCGAACTGAGCAAAGCCCAAGCCCAAGCCCAGTTTGAAGCCCGTCAAGCGCCAGCAGGCAGTGCAGGCGCTGCCGCCGTTGAACAAAATCCATTTGCTGGAAAGATTACTGGCGAAGAAACAGCAAGAGGAAATGGAATTGGTGCAGTTTTTCCACAAGTCAAACTTACAAAAATTCCAAAAGATGTGCCAATTGAAGAACAAAAATTACGGTCACAGCTTTTTCAAGAAGTTTTACCTGATTTAAAACCAAGACCTGGCGTTGTGACGGGTAATGATAATTTATTGCGTAATGAACATGGTTTGGCAAATATGGCTGAACCATCGCCATTAGGTCTAAAACTTAAAGAACAAATTGCCAATGAGCAAGTTGGATTTTCCAATTATGCTCAAGAACGCGTAAACGCTACTGGCGCAAGAAAAACTTTTACCAATGACGAACAACGTGGTAATTTTTTAAATGATGTAGCGTATGGAAAAAATCCTGATGATTTGGCATCATCAAGTTTGACGGGATATTTGAATCAAGTTAAACAAGATACATATAATTCTGCTTTTAAAAATGCGGGAAATAACAAAATTAATACAGCCCACATTGATGATTTATTTGTAAATCCTCAAGAAGTTGCAACATTTAAAGCTGCTGGAACATCACAACTTTTAGATGCGGCTAAAGATTTAATTAATGAAGCAAAAACTGCTGGTTTTAAATTACCTAATGGCGAAGTTGCCGCGCCGGGTTCTGTTGCCGCTTACGATAGAGTGCGTAAAATTTTTAATAGCCCAAGAGTTTGGACACCCGAAAAAGCAGAATCAATTCGTACAATTAATCAAGCAATTGATAAAGACATTGCTGCGGTGGCTGATCCTGCAATGTATAAACTTGGCGACAAAATACATCAAGTTGAAAAAACCATTTTGGGTTCAACTGGATTTAAAAGATTGTTTGGCGAAGTGGATGCAAATGGCAATGTCACATCAAAAGTTGCCCCAGAAAAAATGTTGTCATCATTAAATAATTTGCGTAAAGATGAATGGCGACACATTCGAGATACATTTAGTGAATTAGCAAATGGTCGGGTTAGAGGTGCGCCAGAGGGTTTGCCACCAGTACCACCTGAGTTACGTCAAGCCGCTGCCGCTGCTGTTGCTGAAATGGATGGCGCATTAGCCCGTGAAGTTTATAAAGCAGGCGCTAAAAATGTGGGTGAATGGAATTCAAATGCTGTCAACAATATGTTGACTTCTGTTGTTGGAGAAAAGATTTTAGAAACATTCCCGCCCAGCGAAATTCGCAAATTTAATGCTTTAAATTATGTGGGGCAATTCACACCCGGTTTGAAATACGAGGGCGCTGGTCAACAAGCAAGACGTATCAGCTTGCTAGAAAAAAATTATCCTGCTGTTGGCGCTACTATTGGATCAGGTCTTGGCGCAGTTATTGGTGAAACTCCTTTATCTAAAGAAGCTGCATTAGGTGGATTTTTAGGTAGAGAAGCTGGCGCATATTTGCAAACTAAAAAAGCCGCAAAAGAAGAAGCCAAAGCCGTGAAAAAAATGGAAAAAGAAATGGAAAAAGCCAAGGCGCTTGGTAAACAATCAGGGCAAAATAAACTCAACGATTTGAACAAATAAGGACGCATCATGGCAGTTAATCTTTCACCTGTTGGCAATGCCCAGCAATTCTTTGACAATAATGGTTTGCCATTAAATGGCGGCTTGATTTACACATACCAAGCTGGTTCAAGCACCGCGCTGGCAACCTATACAGACATTAATGCCACAGTAGCAAATGCAAATCCTATTGTTTTGGATTCATCTGGTCGTTTGCCCAATGAAGTCTGGTTGACCTATGGCTATAACTATAAGTTTGTGGTCAAAACATCTACTGGCACAACCCTTGGCACATATGACAATCTTTATGGAATCATTGGTGTTGCTGGTACAAGCACAGGCACGACCATTCCCACAGGCATGATTTCGCTGTGGTATGGCTCAATTGGTAGCGTTCCAACAGGCTGGTATTTGTGCGATGGTACAAATGGCACACCTGATTTGCGTGACAGATTTGTGGTTGGCGCAGGATCGACTTATTCTGTGGCGGCTACTGGTGGATCAAAAGATGCGGTGTTAGTAAGCCACACGCACACGGCAACGGTTACTGACCCCGGTCACAAACACACATATTTAAAAGCAACAGCTACATCCCCGCAGGCAGGGAGTACCACCCAGTGTTTTGTTAATAACACTACAACAGATACCAGCACAGCAACTACTGGCATCACAGTGGCTAACACCACTGAGGGCGTGTCAGCTACAAATGCAAATCTGCCACCATATTACGCATTGGCGTATGTCATGAAGTCTTGATCATGGAAATTGATCCAGTTAAATACGGGGTACTTTGGCAAAAGGTTCAAGACTATGAACGCCGATTTGACCAGATGGAAACCAAGATTGACAAGATGGAAGCATCTATTGAAAAGTTGGTGGCACTGGCAAATCAGGGGCGTGGCGGGTTTTGGGTAGGTATGGCATTGGTATCAGCTTTGTCGTCTGCTGTGGGCTATATAAGCCACTGGATGGGTAAGAATTGAACCTATCACATTGGCACTGGCTGCAATTGCTGGAATTAAGCAAGGTGTAGCTTTATATAAAGATGCAAAAGCCGCAGGCACAGACGTTTACAAGATAACCAAGGAAATCACAGGGTTCATTGGTCAATTATTTGACTCGCACGAAGAAATCAAAAAAGAAGTCAAGCGGCAAGAACTTGACCCTCCCAAAACCAAATCACTGAAAGCACAGGCGCTTGAGAATGTGTTTCACCAGATTGAATTAGAAAGGCAATCAGTAGAATTGCGTGAGTTTTTGATTTACCACACAGACCCAGCACTTGGTGCGGTTTGGTCAAGGTTTGAAGAAGAATATAAAAAGCTGAATGAGGAAAACGAAAAGCAGATTGAAATGGAACGCCAACTGGAGATTCAACGCAAATGGCTACGCAGAAAAAAAATCAACAATCTGCAAGACAAGGCGCTAATAATCGGGGCGGTTCTGACAGTTTTTATATACCTCCACCTCCTGTTATGGTCGATAAAACAGATGACCACGGGCAGATAGTTTTTCTGCTTTGCCTGATTGTGGTGATTTTAATTTTGCCGCTGTTCCTGTATTTGATGGCTTCAATGTATTTTGATATGCTTGTATTGCAGCAAGAAAACAAACAACAGCAGGCAATTATTCGCCGCCTTATTACCCAACTTGAGGAAAAAAAATGATCCCCATAGTCGCATCATTACTTGGCACACTTGCCCAAAACGGCCTTGGCTTGCTATCTAGCGCCATCCAAGCCAAAGGCAAAGAAGTGGTCGAAAACACGTTGGGCGTAAAGATTCCTGACAACCCTACACCAGAGGACGTTAGCAAGCTAAGAGAGCTGCAATACGCACATGAGGAACGATTGCTCGAGCTGGGCATTGAAAAAGCCAAGATGGAACTAGCCGAGCTTGACCTGTTGGCAAAGGCCGCGCAAAGTGACGCAGACAACGTAACCGACCGCTGGCAAGCAGATATGTCTAGCGATTCATGGCTGTCCAAAAACATACGCCCTATGAGCCTTATAGCCATCTTCTTGGGTTACTTTTTGTTTGCCATGATGTCAGCGTATGGCTACAACGCAAATGAAAGCTATGTGACTTTGTTGGGTAACTGGGGAATGCTGATCATGGGCGCTTACTTTGGCGGCAGGACTGTGGAAAAACTTGCAGAAATGAGGAAGAAATGAAAGCAAAGCTAACCTTTTTTGTGACATTGATGGTCAGCTTCACTCTATGCGTTGTGATTATTGGCATGGTAGCCGTACTGATGGCTGGTTTGTTTGACCCTATTGTTGACAACGCTGAAATCTTTAAACTCATATCACCGGCGTTTCAAACCATTGTTGGTGGCTTTATTGGCTTACTGGCTGGTGTGAAACTGTCGCACGGCGAAAAAGATACGGAGGAAAAATGAGTTTAAACACCGAACAAGCCGCATTCTTACTTGATGCCTGCAAACTGGTTCAATACGCCACAGAACAGGGTTTTATGGTCACTGGTGGGGAATTGGCTAGAACACCAGAACAGCAGGCTATTTACTTAAAAACAGGTCGATCCAAGACCATGAACAGCATTCACCTAAAACGGTGCGCCATTGATTTGAACTTTTTCAAAGATGGAAAGATCATCTGGGACAAAGCCACCATTGCGCCTTTGGGTGCTTATTGGGAAAGCCTGCATCCTAAGAATCGCTGGGGCGGTAATTTTTCCAATCTGGTGGATTGCCCACATTTTGAACGCAACGTTTAATCTGCAAAAAAGTGCAGTAAGGCAACAACAACAACAATGCCAATGATTGCGCCAATGAACATAACAGAAATAGTGACGATTATTTCTCCCATTTTTTGCATAACTCCTTGACTGCTTTGGTTTTGCGGGGTTTGTCGCAGACTTTGCTGACAGACTTTTGTTTTGCCAATTGTCGCAATTGACTACTGGTTAATGGTTCTGGTGGCAGTAAACCATACCAGCCCGTGACACTTAATATTAATGCCAAAATCAATCTATCAAAAATCATTTTGTTTTCTTTGATAGGGCTTTTGAATAAATAAACACTTGGTTTTTTTCGTGGATACCGTGCTTATCTTGTTTGCGTTTGGCGTATTCTTCACCCTGTTTAAAGCGTTTCATCTTTTCATCGCGTAGCCAAATGCTTGCGCCTTTGTAGTCAAATGCTGTTGTCATTGCGTTCCTTGAGTTTGGCTTCAATGGCTCGGGCATGGTCACGCTCAGATTGACCCCAATCACATTCGTCTATTTGGTCATCCGTCAGCCCTACCCATGTGCGCTGTGGTGCTGAATGAACTGTCACAACACTAAGCGCCCAATCAAGCCATTGATTTGCGGTCATGTCGTAATAGCCAATAGGCCCAACAGAACATAAATCTTCACCAACACGAATCGCCGCATTGCGCCACGTTACAGGCTCTTGGCTTTCC